GCCGAGGGCGAGAGTGGCGGGGCCGGGTGGGACGCGGATACCGGCGCCCATGGCCAGGTTAGCGAGGTCCCAAAATGTTTGATCGGCGCCGTCAATTACGGAGGCGTCCAGGGTTACGGCTTCGAGCTCCCACCGGGGCGTTCCTTTAATGTCCGTTATCCAATTCACGAGGTTAGTGGCGGAGCCGACGTCAAATAGGTCGGTGGTGTATGTCTGCCACCTGGCGCCGTATGTGGCCACGCTGGAGGCGTTCGAGCCGGTGTAGTCGAGCTGTCCGGTGGCTTCGGGGTCCTCCCACGTAGGGCCGGTGGGGTCGGCGTAGGTGGCCGTCACTTTGTTGATGATGTCTGAGGTGTCTATGGATGCCTCGTACGAATCTAGGAGTACCTGGTCCGGGGTTGCCTCGGTGATGGTTTGCACCTGGTCGAAATACTGAGCGGTGAATATGTGAATCCCGCCGGCCCTAGTTTCGGCGAGTAGGGCTCCGGATTGGAATGCCAGCTCGTTGAGATAGGTGAGGACGTTTACCGACTCGGCGGGGCGTTGGATCATCGTGGCGCGGGCGGAGCCTTGGATCGCGTACGGATAACCGGTATCGGTGAGGACGCGGGCAAATCGGGCTTTCTCTGTTTCGCTTACGGTGAGCGAGTTTCCCCAGGTGCGCCGGTTTACGTCAGATAGGACTGTGGTGGCGGTGATGGTGACGGCCGGGTGACGGTAATCGACCGCGGCTATCGTGCCGGTGAATCGCCTGGAGGATGTGGTGGGTGTGTTTGCGTTTATGACTACGGTGTCGCCGGGTATGGGCATCGTGGCGAGGGCGTCGTAGTTGATTTGGAATCGTGCCGAGGCCGGGGAAATGCTGGAGAGGTAAGCCGAGCGGCCGTAGCTTATTTGGACACCATCGAGGACGTGGGGCGCTACGTCTAGGTCAAGCTGGAGGACCTCGGTGGAATACACCTGGACTGTCCCGCCTTTACCGGCCGGGATGGTGAAAATTCCGATGGAATCCGAAAGGGTCGAGGCGGTGAACGTGTGGACTAGCTGGGTGAGCTCGCCGGTGGTGGTGGTTGAGGTGGTGCCGTAGGTAGCGGCGCCGCCTGTGTTGCCAGCCGACCATCCCAGGGTGACGGCCGGGGCGCCGTCGGGGACTAGGACGGTGGCGGAGACTCGGTAGGAATTGCCTGGGGTGAGGTTGATTTTTTGGACTCTCATCCCCTGCCGTTGTGCCGGGTTTGTGGTGGGGTTTGCCAGCCACGTAATAGTGGTTACCCCTGCCGAGGTGACGTAGGTGGGAAAGGCGGGGGAGCCTCCGTAGGCGTAGATAGGTAGGCCGCTGTAGGCGGTCCAGGTTGCCCCGGTGCCGATTTGTAGAGGGTCTCCGACTAGGACCTCCCAGGTGACACCATCGAGGATCGAGGTGCCGACGGTCCGGCTCATCCTGTCCGCCGGCGCTCAAGCTCTAGGACTCGGCGGACTCCTTTAGCTATTTCCACCGGATCGCCCACGCCGGTATTCACGGTCACCGATATGGAGCGGCCGGCGCGTGATGCCGCGGCGGGTGCGGGCCTGGTGTCCTCGGTGAATGGGCGGGAGTACGGGTTGGTATTTGCCGCGGTCGGGTTCGGGTTAGCCCCTCGGCCGGCGCCGCTCATGGCTTTACCCGCTAGGGCCTCGGCTTGTGTTCTGGTGCCGGGGAAAGTCTCGGGTATGTTTCCGCCGAATAGGTTCCCGATACTCGTAAGCCAGCTCGGGAGGGTTACGTCGTTACCGGAGAACAGGTCATAAATTGCCTTAAATAGTTGATAGACCTGCTGGACCGGTTGAAATGCCGCTTGGAAGAATCCGGCGACACCTCGGACCGCTTCGCCCCACTTGCCCCAATCGTCGAGGGTCTCGGTGAACCATCCCGAAATCTCCGTGTACCATCCGGTGACCTCGCCGAGTGCGGCGGCAATTTTGCCGAGGTCCTCGCCTAGTTTTTGGACTGTCGGGCGTAGGTTTGTGAGAGTTGTCCCGAAATCGCCCACGGCACCATCGGCGCCGCCGAGGCCGGAAAGGAATCCGGTGCCGAATGATTCCTGTAGCTCACCGAACGCGACGGTAACCCGGTCAATTTTGCCCTGCCACGTTTCGGCGGCGGTCGCGGCCTGTCCCTCGAAAGTGTCCGAGAGTTGATCGACGGCGCCCTTAAAATCGCCGGACTTAATCGTCCCCTCATCTATTTTGATACCTAGTTTTTTGAGGCTCCCTATGTTGCCGTCCGCCGCTTTGCCCAGGGCGCCCACTACGGTGTTTAGGTCCTTGCCGGTGCCGGCCGATATATCCATGGCGAGCTGGAGGAGGGATGTGGCCTCGGCCGTGTTCCCGGTGGATCGGATGAGGCGGTCGAATGCGGGGCGGAGCTTGTCGTCCGCGACACCGGTGGCGAGCTGTAGGGAGTCGATCATTTTCTCTACGGCGTCGGTGTCCATGGCTAGGCCGAGATTTTCCATCGTTTTCGCGAGGGAGGCGGCGGCTTTTTCGTCCGCTATCGCGGCCTTAACTCCCTCGACACCGAACGCGATAGCGGCGCCGGCGGCCGCTATGCCGGCGGTGGCAAACGCGGTCCCTAGATTGTTTTTGATGCTGGAGCCGAGGCTTTGCATTTTGCCTTTGAGCCCTTTAGTGGCTGTATCGGCCTCTTTGATTCCGCGCTTAAATCTGTCGGCGTCGGCCGCCAAATAGACTGTGAGTGTCCGACCCGCGGACCCGGCGAGGCTCATCAGTAATCCTGCCCCCGGCCCCACTTAACTAGGACCTCATCTATGGTCCGGCCCCATCGAGCCATAGCCTCCACTTTGTAAATCTCGGCCTCACGAATCCACGAGTTACCTTTGATCGCCGGATTCTTTCGGTGTCCGCTGGAGGTCGCGTGGCGGAGCATGATGGTCGAGCCACCCCCGCTATAGACCTTTTTGGCGTACCCGATTTGTACCCCTGGGATGTTGCCCTTTCGGACACGAACGGAGGCGGCCATTTTGTCGCCCCATCCGCCGGCGGTGCGGGCCGCGTTTTGGTATGCCGGGACGATGAGGTCCCCGGCGATTTTGTTTGACTCGGCTTTGAGCTCTAGGAGTGCCTCGGGGCCGAGGTCCTTAATCGACTTTAGGAGCTTGTTTAGTCCGGGAATGTTCGCTGTGTATTGCTTGGTCGTTGCCATTCCTGGATCACCTCCTCATAGGTTCGTCGTAGTGCGGGGTCCATCTGTGCGAGCGTTTCTAGCGGGATTTGGGTGGCGAGAGATAACTCGACGAGGTGCCGGGTTACGCTCCCGCGGGGGTAGGGTCCGGCTCATCTGCTCCACCGGTGGGCTCAATATTGGCAAGCCCTAGGGCCCATTCCCCGAATCCCTCCGAGGCAATGAGCTGTTCCATCGAGGACACGGGCGGGAGGTTCGGCGGGTACTTGGGCGAATGCGTAGACGCCATCCATGCCAGGCGGAATTCATCCTCGATGCCCGGCTCCCAATCTGTGCCGACCGCGTTGAGCTTTTTCCCGGTGGAGAGCTCGAACGCGAGGAGGTCCACCGGCCGGGTGGTTACGGTGTCGGTAATGCCGTTCACGTACTCCACCGAGTACGTGATGGAGCGGCCCATCAGACGGTGGCGAAAGTGAGAGAGCCGAGGAAATCGGCGGACGCGGTGACGGCACCGGAGGCCGAGTAATCCACGGAGCACCCGGTAACGACCATCGAGCCGGTCCACTTAGAGACCGAATCCCGAATTTCTAGGGCGACGGCGGCACCTGTCCCGGCGGCATCCTGGAGGGCGTCATAAATGCCGGCATCCTGGTCGTACAGGAACGCGATAGAGGCCGAATCTTCCGAGCCAATCGACACGGTGGCTTTGCCGTCGAGGGTCTGGATGACCTCACTATTGGAGGCGCGGGTGATGGTGCCCTGGGTGACCTGTCCAGAGTAGTCAATGGTCGCAATTTTTACGACAAACTCTTTACCGGTGAGAGAGGTAATGGGCATTAGCTGGGGTTCCTTTCGATGGGGGCGGTAATGTCAATTTCTAGGACGATTGCGGGGCCTTGTGCGCCGAGGTCGGTGAGGCGTGGCGCGGAGGTGGTGCCGATTTCGACACCGGCCGGGAGGATCGCGTGAAGCTGTTCGGCGAGGTCCTCGACTAGGGCAAACCCTGAGCCCATATCCGCGGCGGAGGCGATAACGGCGACGGCTAGGCGGAGTACCCACCGGTTGCCACCTATTGCCAGGGGCTCTAGGTATGGGTCGCGTGGCTCCAGGGCGATTAGTGGCGGGCGGATTACGGGCGGGAGTAGGTCATAGACGGGGACATTCGACTCCAAGCCGTCACGGATTGCGGCGGCAATTTCGGCCCGGGCCTCGGATGCGGCGCTCATCCGACCATCGACCCTACGGCGCGGCATGGCCCTATGAGGGCGCTCACTCGGTCGATGAGGAACCTAGAGAGGCGGTAGGTGGAGGGTGTGCCGTCGAAGGACACCGGTTGTCCACCGGCCGCGGTTTCGGCTTGCCATAGTTCTATGGCGAGTTGCATCCCGGCGAGTTTGCACGCGGCATGCTCGGCGTGGTCCTCATCGGCTTTGAGGTATTCCAGCAGAGTCTCGGCGGCCGCGGTCGAGGTTTCGTCGAGCTGTGCGGTCCACGGGTCTCCCTCTACCTCATCGGGTAGGCCGAGGGCAATACGTAGGCGGTCGGGATCCACTAGCTCTAGTGGCGCTGTGCCTGGCATCGTGAATCCTTTCCTTGAGGTGGGGCGGAGTAGGGCCCGGGGGGATAGCCCGGCGAGGCTCGGGCCCTACTCCAGGGGTGGGCTAGTCGTTCAAGATGACGATGGCGTCCTCATTCAGGACGGCCGAGGCCGAGAACGAATAGCACGCGATATCGCGGCCGAGGACCGCGGGCTCATCTGCCGAGAGGAAGAACGGACCCGCCTCCCAATAGCGAACGGCGGACGGATCGAGCGCCAGGCCGGTGAGTGACGGGAGCTGTGCATCCATCACGAAACGGGTACCCATTGCAATGAATGAGCCGGAGGTGAATGAGGCGCCTCCGACGTTGCCACCGGCGAACGGGTAGCCCTGTCCGGCGGCCGCGGCGATTCGGTAGAACATGGCCGGATGTGCAATTACCACACCCATCATGCCGCCGGCGGCGGCAATGGTGGAGGCGGCGGTTGCCAGGGTTGCCCCGATTTCGTCGGTGGCGAATCCCGGGAAAGTGGCGGTGCTACCGGCGGCATCACCGAGGAGGGTGATGAGGTTTCCGTTAGTTTCCTTGTTCCAGCTGGTGACCATATCGGCCTGGAGCTCGTTGAGGTAAGACGGATCGCTCCGGAGAATCTCCTGGAGAGACACGCGGACACCACCGGCAAGCGTGCCGATATTTGCCGTAGAGGTGGTGATTGCGGTGGCGTTACTTGTCACCTCCTCCAGCTCGGGATCCTGTGTACCGATTGCGGCGTTCGCTGTGACGCGGCGGTAGGTGACAGACATTCCCGACGCGGGGAGGGCGCGGGCGCCGATTGCGGACACGGTGGGGCGGCCCATGTCCACCTGGCGGACGATTTCGGCGAGCCAATTCGGCGGGTTAGTGCCGGTGTTCGCGGCAATGGTTGCCTCATCGAGGGCGCGGGTGAGGACCTCGCGGGCCTCGACATCCTGGCCACCGCGTACGCGGGCTACCGCCTGGAGATATTCACCGGCGGAACGGTACGCGGCGAGTGGGTGCGCCTCGCGGACCTCGGCGCGTGCTGTGCGAACGTCTGCAATGGATGCGGCAAGGGTTTGGATTTGCTCGCGTGCCTCAAGATCGACCCCGGCGGGGGCCACCTCGACGGCGGGAGCCGCTGGGGTTTCGGACATGATGGGTTCTTCCTCTCGTGCGGATGTGATGACGGCGCCGGCATATGCCGGGACCGGGGTTAGGGAGAGCTCGTGGAGGTGTGCGCTGGTATGGGTGATGATGCCGGCGCGGGTGTCGGACTTTTTCGGAATGAATCCGACGCTTAGACCGGTGGAGGCGCCGCCTCGTACGAGGGTCGCGGCGTCCCGGCCTAGCGTCGTGTCTAGGACGGTCGCGTCCACGATGAGTCCGGCGTCTGTGTTCTCGGCGTTCGTGATTCGTCCCACTACCTCGCCATGACGCCAGAATAAGGGCGTGCCGATGACTTGGGCGGGGTCGAATGAGGCCGGCGCGAATTGCTCACGGATGCCGCCTATGTCGGTGGGGTCGTTGTAGGGGACCGCGATTCCGGACACCTCTAGGGCCACGGATGGATCGGCAGACTCCCGGACGCTCCAGGCGGCTTCCCGCTCGAAATTGCTCATGTGTTGCCTCCCAGGGGCGCGAGGTCGAGTAGGGCGCGGGCCTCGGTTTGGTCAATGAGGCCGGCTTGGAATAGGGCTATGGATTGGGTGATGCGGTCGGAGTAGTTCGAGGCTAGGAATCGGTCGGTGTCGAATGCGACGCGCCGGGATTCTTCGGTGACGGCCGGATAGCCCGGGATGTCTTGCGCCCACCTCGGCCGGGAGTAGGAAAGGCGTTGGACGATTGCGTCCATGAGCGGGGCGAGTGTCATATCCAGGAGCTGGCGGTACAGGTCGGTCCGGTTTTGGTACGTCATCGAGGAGCCCGGGATACCGGCTCCGACCCATGTCGGGTCGAGGTTGAGGATCCTGGCGATTTCCATGGCCGCCTGGTTTCTTGCATCGACGAGCTGGAGTTCCTGGGAGTTCCAGCCGAATGTTTGCGTGTCAATCGTCGAGTTGAGGTACGCGGTCGAGCGATTCTGTCTCGCGTCCTCCCACGCGGTGAGGAGGTCCTGTACCTCATCGGCCGGGAGGTCGGCGCCTTGATTCTTTAGGGCGAACGACGGGAGCGGGGAGGCGGCGTAGCGGGCGGCGGCGGCCTCTAGGTCGATTGCTAGGGACAGGGTTTCCGCGCCGTCGAATAGGGAGCCGCGGCCGTAATGGAATCGGATCACGTCGGAGAATGTTTCGCCGCGAAATGTGATCAGGTCGAGGGATAGCTCTTGGACCTCGGCCGCGGGGAAATAGCGCACCGAGCGGGGCCATCCGTCGGCGTCCCTCGTGAGGACGTACCAATACCCGCGGCCACACGTATCGAGGTCTACTACGAGATCCCGCATAGTGGCGGCGTAGGGCCTGTCCGGCTCGGGTTGTTTAAGTAGGGCGCGGGCCGGTACGGCCATGGCTCCCATGTATTCGGCGAGTGGGAAAGTGGCAATAGTGCCGGCTTTAAGCTCCACACCTCGGCGGAATGCGGGGACCCTCATGGCGGCATCGAGGGAGACACCTAGCGGCCATGATGGAATGGCGAGCGGG